CCCCTTTTTTGTCTATCTTTTCTTCCATACAGATTTCCTGCAAAAGAGCCAATTCCAGTACCAACAACGGCTCCGATTTTTGTTCCAAGTGCTGCACCTGCAACCGTACCCGCTCCAGGAATAACAGATCCTATAAGCGCTCCAAGTCCTCCTCCAGCAATGGCTCCTCCAAGGGCTCCTGCTCCAGCCCCTGCTAATGTGTATCCGCCAGCAACACCTATATCTTTAAGGCCTCTCATACTCGCAAAAGATCCTGCCTCTTTTGCTTTATCTGTAGCGAGATTCATCTTATCTCTTGTATCTGTAAGAAGTTTTACTCTAATACCTATTGGATCTTTTAATAAATTTTCTCCGTTTGGACCAAGCAATGCTATTAAATCTGCATTTACTTTAATGCCAAATGAATAATCTCCAAGTTCTTGTGCAAGATTTGCCACAATGCTTCGTGCCTGTGCTGGGGTAAGTGCTCCAGATGCAACTGCAGTTGCCATTTGATTTGCAACTTGGCCTTGTGCCATATCTTTGCCACCCAACTTCATGCTTTGTGAAACATTTTTTAGCATGGCTTTACCTTGTTCTCCAGCCATGAATGATTGACCAAATGTTGTTTTTCCAGTTTGAATCTGAAAAGGAGAAAACCTTTCTTTTCTTTTTCTATCCATAATCTCACCAGCAGACACAGTGTTTGCAAATTTTGATAAACCTCTTATTGCTTGAGATCCAGAACCTAATGCTTCTGTAAGTTCTATTGCAGCATCCTGTGCCCTATCAAACTGTATTTTTTGATATGCGTATGCGGCTACTACTAGACCTACACCAACAGCAAGCGCTGCAAATTTGTTTTGAAGCATTGGCAAAATCATAGCAAGACCCATTAAAGGCATCATTATTTTTTGTGAAATTTCTCCGACTTTGCCTGGCGCCATTGACCCTATCATGGCCAAACCTGCTACTCCCATAGCAGCACCGCCCATGCCCATGCCTCCTCTAGGCTTTGGATTATTTGGGTCATCAGGCTTTGCTTTTGCTGCTTGTCTTGCTTTAAAAGATTCTAAAATTTTTGATGAGGTAGACTTCAACTTTGATTTAACTCCCGCTGCACCCATCCCCTGTTTAATAGTTTGTGTCATATTATCAGTTACAACTTTTTGTGTAACTGCAACATCTTTAGCAATAACATTTAATTGTTTGCCAGATTTTTTTAATGAACCTATTTTTCGTCTTAAGGATTTTTGTTCTGCATCTATTGGACCATCACCATAAAGAGCAGTTCTAGATGCTGCTGCTTTTGCTTGAGAATTTGCTTTATCGATTGCAGTTTTTACATCTTGAGAGGAAAGTGGAGCGTCTCCTTTTCCAAGAATTCTTACACCCCTTGGTCCCTGTCTAACTGATGGCGCTATTGATGCTGGGGCAATTCTTGAATCTGCTGGTCCTCCAGTAGACTTAAACTTTCTATTATTTGGCTCTGATTTTATTTCTTTAACTTTACCGTCTTTATCTTCAATAACTTCATCAGGCTTTACTAAAATAGAACTGTGCTTTTGATGTAGTGATTTCCAGTCTACCTTTAATCCTTCTCTAAGTCTGTCGAGCATAGCAACATATTGTGATTTTAGGGGATTATCTGCAGACATCTTTGCAACATATGACTCTGCATTATTTAATTGCCTTTGAATTTCTGCTTTCATTTGACGATCATATTCGGCTGGAGTCAAATTTAGAGCAATATCTTTTGTTGCATTTGCAAACCAATTTGGAGAATTCTTTGCCTGCTTCCCTGGAACACCCTTTAGATTTTCTTCTGCCATTTCAACCAAAGATGGCATTTTAGTTTCTAATGCAGCAACACCTGACGCTTTACTTAATACTCCAGCACGACCAACATCTGTTAGGGCATTGCCACCAAGATTACCCATCTTAAGATCTTTGTCGCCACGAAGATTTGCTGCTACTAGTTGTCTAAAGTATTGTTCTTGTGTAAATGACTTAGACATTAATTCAGCATACTTGGGATCATACTTAGATTCTAAAACAATAATTTTTCTCTTACCTTGTGGATCTGTAGGATCAATCATTGTTGCTATTTTTTGTTTTGGAACATCTAGACCTTGAACTTTTCTAGCAAAATCTGTTGCTTCTTTTTCTGCAAGAGCGTTTAATTCGCTCATCATAGGCTTTACAAAAACCCTTTGACCGTTTGGTTTTTCAAAAACTCCACCAATTTCTCTTACATCAAAACTTCTTCCTGTAGTTTTTGATACTTGTTTTCCAAAATTTGTAGGCTTCTTTTGTCCAGTTTTTGTTTTTGCTGCTTCATCTGCTATAGACTTTAAGGTTGCCTCTTGACTTCTTGCTTTTTCCCTATTGTTTTGAATTAGTTCTGGTGCTGTTACTGCCCCACCACTTGTAGGCTTTTGACTTATAACTGGAGTTGTTCCTGCTCCAAGTCGATTCATATTTACAACAGTGCCATCATTAAGAGTAACTGTAGAAGATTTTGTTACAACCTTGTCAGTTCTTCCTTCCCCCGTTCCAAAACCCTCTTTGATATCAAAATCTTTTATAAAACCTTTATCTTTTGCATTTTGAAGTATTCTTCTGCTCTCTTCTGGAGCACTTCCAAGACCCTTACCCATGTTAAATCTTGAGTCAGTTTGATAAAGTTGCTTTGCTTTTTGATACGCTTTGTCTTCAGGGTTTATATATTTTGGAACCTGAGTTTTAAAAATATCATCTACTATTCTGTCATTTATATATGGGCTAGTGCTTAACTTAAATGAGTCTAGGAATGCTTTATCTAAGGCTGCAGCCTGTGTTGCATTCATTCCAGATGGTTTCCATTTTTCTGGACCTCTTCTTTCCCACTCATCTATAAATTCTTGAACTGGAACACCAGTAGTAAGGCTTGGCATTGCTTTGTTCATCCACTCAGGGAAGTCAAACACTAGGCCGTGCTTAGTTGTTGTAGTAGTAGGTATACCTTGAGATTTAAATATTTGTTCCATAGCAAGAAGTTTATTTTTTTGATCTTGCGTCATATATGGATTATTTTTTATAATATCTTGTATTGCTTTTGGAGTGCTCTTTCCTCCAACATGTGTCTTGTTTGTTACATTGTTATCTTTTTTAATTTCAGGGGTTCCATTGTTAAACCCTGGAATTGTTCCGCCTGCAACCATGTGCCTAATGAATGGTTTGTTTGCTGGATCCTGTGCTGGTCCTGCTGGAATAACTGCCTCTCCAGGAGAAGCAAGAATTGGAACAATATCTCCTGCACCCTTTGGTCCTGGAATGCTCGTAATACCAGTAGAATACTTTTTGCTTTGTGGCATTCTGCCTTTACCAACTGGGCCAACAAATCCTAATTGAGAAGCAATTGCATTTTTATATGCTGCTGCTAACGCATTTACTGCTGCAGTCTCAGATGTAAATGTTTGTCTTAGTTTTTGATGAACCTGATCAAGAGATGCTGCTACGGCAGATGCTTCAAGTTGTTGCTGAGTTAAATAGTCTGTCTGATTTCCAAGTATCTGTGTTGATGCTCCAGTCCTATTAAATGCAGACTTTAAGGTTGTAAATAACTTAATTATATTAGCAAGACCATTCATTAATAGACCAAATGACATTAGTGCTACTGGCCCAATTGCACCAAGAGCAACAGTCATTATTGTCAAAAACTTTTTACTTCCATCTCCCAAGTTATTAAATTTTTCTAAAATTTTTCCAACAAACTCAACTACAGGGGTAAGTGCTTTTAAGAACTGCTCTCCAACTGGTGCAAGAGTTACCTTTAAATCTTCTATCGATTTCTTAAATTTATAAGTTGTTGACTCTTCTATTCTTGCCAATTCTCGCTCTGAAAGAATTGCAAGTTCTTCTGTAGTTGCTTTTGTTAGTGTTAAAACACGACTTGCCTGATTGCCTTCTCTTACAACATTTTGAAACAGAGTTGATAATCTTGAAAACTGAAACTTACCAAACAACTGTTCAATTGCACGAGCACGATTAAGAGGATCTAAGGTATCTAGGGCATGTGCAAAACTTACTACTGTTGCTGCTACATCTCCCTGATTTGCCTCAACAATTCCCTTAATGTTGATGCCCATCTCGCCAAGCATTTTGGCTGCTTTATCAGATGGATTAATCAATGATGCTAAACCAGACTTAAGTGCGTTGGCACCTTCTGATGCATTGATACCGCCTTCTTTCATGGCAGTTAGGAAGAACGCTAAGTCTTCTACATCTCCACCAAGTTGCTGTACAACTGGTCCTGCTTTAGGAATAGCGATAGTTAAATCTTCAATAGATACAACGGTTTGGTTTTCAACTGCGTTAAGGAAGTCAATCTTTTTTGCTAAATCTTCTGCTGCTACACCAAACGCATTAGTTACAGATATTGTTGTTTCCAGGGCTTGCTCTTGCTCAACACCACCAAGAACAGCAAGTCTTGTTGCTTGGGAAACCTGTGCTGTAAGGTCTGCACCCATCTTGCCCATCGCTGCAGCGTTTGCTGCCATTTCCATGGTTTTTTCTACTGCAACTCCATATTTGGTATATTCCTTGGCAAGTAGTTGAATGTTTTTAACCATTTCATTTGTTTCTTCTTGAGTGGTAAACATTTCACCATAAACACGCTTAAATCTAATTGTTTGCTCTTCAAGTTTCATGAAAGTTTTTGCAGCGACAGACCCAAGAAGCATAAGCGGAACTGTGAAACCAACCATCAACTGACGGCCAGCCCATTGAGTATTCTTACCAAAGTTTAGAAGATTTGTTGATCCCTGTCTTAGTAATTGATTTAAAAGTTGTTGGCGCTGTGCTGCTATTTGTGTCTGGGTTGCTAGATTTTTCATGTCCAGCGTAAGCGGTCTTACCGCAATGGCCTGAAGTGCTCCATTGGCACCACGACCCATTTTTATATATTGAGTCTGTATGTCTTTTACACGCTCTCGTGCAACTTTATTTATTGTTTCAAATTCAGACTTAAAAAGCCTACCAAAAGTTTTAGTGGCTGCCCCAGTATATCTAAAATATTCTCTGGAGGATAGTTTATTCTTTTCTAAAGCATTAGTAAAGTGCTCTGTGCTTGTAGCAACCGTTCTCATAGTTGCTTGGAACTTGCCAGTAGCATTTATACTGTTCATCAAGTTTTGTGCTTGATTTGCTGCTACCGCTGACGCTGCTGCGCCAGACTTTGCCATCTGTGTATGGAAGGCCGATATTTGACGCTGTAGCAGTTTTAGACTTGCTAAAGCATCTGACGTATCAATATTTACATGAATATTGGATTGAACATCAGCCATCCACTAACACCTCTTTATTTAATTATTTACAAGATTGCCAAGTAACGCTGCATCCTGAAGTCTAATTCCAGATGCCTCTTCAACGATCTTATATACTGTAGGAAGATCTATATTTTCTTCTAGGGCTTCCTTGTCTTCCGCCAATTCTGGCTTGTATTGCTGCATTGCGATTTGTACACACTCTATAAGCAAAGTCATGGACTTTTCATTATCTTCTGCGACCTTGGCAATATCTTCAAACTTTTTCATAAACGGACGAAGTAGCGAGATCTTTAGTGGTCTTACCTTGATCTTTGTTCCATCAATGAGAGTTACTGTTTTTTCTTCTGTGGCAGTTGCCATTTATTCCTCCTTATAAGGTTAAAGTTAATTATACCATAGCGGAGCGTTATTTTTGGTTATTCAATAACCTCGTAATCAAGGCCAAAGCCGATTCCAAATCCAGCCTTTTCTGCATTTTTACCCTGTAGAGCAAGGATATCATTTCCATTTTCTGCCTTGCCTTTACTAAACACTCTAGCCTTCATATCTTCCCAAGCATTGCTATTACCTGAATTTTTATCAAGATCAACACCCTGCATTGCAGCAGCAAACTTTTTGTCGTTATAGTCTAAATCTCTTTTAACTTTAATAGTTGTCGTTAGTTCTGGCATTGACAAAGACTCTTCAAGTTCTTCATAGTCTTTCCAAATACCTATAAGAAAAGCCTCTGCTTCTAGTTTGGCCAAGTCCAACGTCTCCCATGAAGACCCACTATCTACTGCTTGAGACTTTACTGTGTCTTCTGATTTTTGATTAATTTTAATACCTGCTGCAATATCTATAACTTGATAAATTGTTGGCAAATCTAAATTGTCCTCAAGGTCTTCAATTGTTTTTATTTGTGGCGCATATTGTTTCATTGCTATAAGAGCACAAACTACCAGAACAGATATTGATTCATCATCTGTTTTGGTCGACTTTATTGTTTCAAATTTTCTTAAAAATTCTCTTAAATATTTTATTTTAAGTGGGGCAGCCTCAATGACTGTTCCATCAATAAAAGAGAAATTTCTTTTTTCATATACGCTTGTTGCCATTATATAAGTATACCAAATGGAAAAGCCCAGACTTTCAAGGGTCTGGGCTAGTCCTATTAAGTTGTATTATAGAGTACGATCTACGATTTTACCGTATGATGCGTCATCGTTTGGAAGGAGACGGAACGAAACTTCAAACATTGAAGCCTCATCACGCTTTGCTGATACTGTTACGCTCTCAATTGAGAGTGCACGGTATGCAACATAAATTCTTTCCTTTGGATCTGCAGCGGAACCAGATCCTGGTCCTACTGCAACAAGGCCACGCTCTAGTGGAACGTCACCAATATCGCCTGCTGACATTTTTAATGTCTTTAGGGGTCCATCAGTTACCTTGTCTGTATCATCTGCTGCAATTGCAACTAGAAGATTTTCTAATGTTGCCTCTGCAAATGATGTGTTTAGATTAACTGTCATACCTTGCTTGAATAGACGAGCAACGTCGAGAAGTTGATCTACTGCCACCTCACCGAAATCTGGTTGGAATGCTAGTTCCAAACCGTTCGATGTGTATCCTACGTTTGTGAAATCATCATCGCTTGACAATGTTTCTTTGTAGGATCCTGAGACTGGAGTCATTGCTGGAAGATCTGCCACTGCTTGTACGTCAGTGATTTTTCCATTTGCGTCCAATCCAATTGGACCATCATACGTAAAAAGTGCTGCTGCACCTACGATAATGTTACTACTTGAACCACGGCTGTATGCCATATATTCTCACCTCTTTCATTTTATTAAAAGGGGGTTTGTTTCCTCGCCTTAATTATACTACCCTTTTATTAGGAATTTAATGGGTGCCAATCGTAGTCAATTATTATCTTATTCCCCGCATAGGTACGGGCCGTGCCAAAGTCTACTATATCTCTGGTTTCTTCTAGTTGATAAATCTTGAAGTTATGAAAGAAACATGGCTTGGATTCTGCCCATAGGGTTGGGTTGGCTGCTGCCCACTCATTGAGGTCTTTTGCTGAGTCATCTCCCGCATCAAGAAGATCGCTCACCTGTTGCTGAGTTATGACCATATTTTTTTGTGCATCATTTCCTACAGAATAAAAATAGTATAGCAGTTGCTCACATTTAATATATGGGAAAGGGGTTCTTCTCATTTTGAACATTCTATCGTATACACCAAAAACTCCATTACTGTCTGGGAATGTCTCCGTAAGCGCATCTATTTGTGTTGGCAATGTTGGGAAAAAATATGTTGTTCCAATTAACTCTGATCCTCCAATAGAGTCGTCAGGATTAAAGCCTGGATCTATTTTTGCTGCCAAGTAAGCATTTATAATTGTAGGTGGATGATGAATTACTGCTGTCATTTAATACCAACTCCTGCATTAGCAATCCAGCGATAGCCAGTAGACAAACCTTTTGATTTACCTATTCGCTTTCCTGCTGCCATGTCTTTCTTATAAACTATTGGATTCTCAAGATATCTAGCAATACCACTTACTCGTAAAAATGCTTGAGAAAAATATCTATTAAAGAACATATCAAATACCTTTTCAAACCCACCCTGTACTTCTGTTCCTCCAGGATTATCTACCCTTACTTCATTTTTTGTAAACACCGTTTCTCCATTATCTTCAAACGCTAACGCCTGTGCAACTCTTGGTCTAATTGTAACAGGAATCCCCTCTTCCATAATTCTAGCCTTGTCATAAAATGGAGTTCTTGATCCATTCTTTATTGAAGTAGATTGACGAAACGACGACCTAAATGACAAACCAAGGTTGCTCGTTGTATAGGATATGTCATATAGCCTTGCGCTAGGGCTACCTGTTTGATTCCATTCATACACATGATGTAGCATATCTGGATTAACTCTAGCGTTAGAGTCTATAAACTCTTTCATTAGTTCTACAGTTTCTAGTCCTACTGTTTTTAAGAATATGGTTTTGCCTCTTTTTATACCCTCCAAAAACCCCACAGAATAGTCAACTATGTTACTCATGTCTTTTTTAAATTGTGCAGAATTAAATACGGCTCTCATACATCACCCGTCTGATTTTCTGACCTTCTTATAATTAATTTAAAAGACTCTACTGTTCCAAACGGCCCAACAAATGGCTCATATGTAGCAATCTCAAATAGAGTTCCCTTTCCTGATCTTGGACCAGAAGTCTCTAAGTAGATAAGATTTCCTTCTTGATCCTTTATGTCTGTTATAAGAATGTTGGTTAATGAGTTTTTATTATCTCTTAAGGACAACCTTAAATCTGACTTTGCTCTTCCAACCAATATAGCATTTTGTGTTATATTTACATTTGGCTTAAGTTCTTCTTTAAATGCTGAACCGCCTGCTGAAAAACTGCATGCAAATATTCTATCTAAAACCCATTGTTTTTTAATTGCTCCAAAATCACCCTGCTCAACAATTGGATGATATAAAGATGCTTGCATTGGAAACATGAAGTCTGGAGTTTCGCATATTGTCATTACAACACCCCAAGTTTTTTAATAGACTTTGTATACTTTGAAAGTATCTTGTCTACAAGTATGTTTCCTGTTCCTTCGAATAAACTTTTGTCAAATTGAATTCTGTATTGATCTGTGTTGTATGAAGAAATAAATCTCTTGTAATAATCTAACTTTCCACAATCTATGTCGTGTATTAGCATTTCTGTTGCTCTAACAATATCTGATGGAACAGATGTGTGTCCGTATTCAACTGTTATTCTGTAGTCCCAAGTTTTTCCAAAACCTCTATATATAAATTGTGGATCAAGCGAGTCTGACGATGCTGCTGGAAGAACTAGTGGGGCTGACTCTGCACGATTAATATTGTCTGTTGACTTTTCAACAATTGCTGTTTTGTCAGATGTTACTTCGTATTCTCTGTCTGTTACCAATTTGTTATTTTCATATACTGTTAAAACCTTTTTTACATCATCCCAGATAGGCAAGTAGTCTGATCCAGTTCCTGTAAAATTCAAAACTTTTTTCTTATAATAAAATCCTTCTCCAACTATTGAATCAATAATTGCTCTTGCTAATTCTTCATTGTCTGCATAGGAAGAAATGTCTGAGGCTGTATCTCCCTTTGTAGTTGGGTCTACATATGGCCTAACTATTTCGTATGTAGTATCAGAAACAACATCTTCATCAATAATAATCTCTACTCTATATTCAGAGTCGTATGTTCCAGGAAGGTTTATTGTTACTATGTCTCCCGTTGAAAGTTCTTGAAATTCAAGAGTAGATACAGAAAGATCCGCCATGTCAGTTATCAAAACAGTTACATCTTCATCTACAATAGACGAAGGAATTTTATAAGTAACTGGAATGTCTGCGTATGGCGGAACTCTCAATATCTCCATACTTAATTACCAAAAGCCTTTTTTAATTCTTCTGGTGTTGCAATTCTAACATGTGGACGAGTTAACCATTTATCTGCTTGCTCTTTTGTTACAATGTTGTAACCTTTAGATACAGACCCTGCCTCTTCCCAACGAACATTCTTTGTTGAGTAGATTGCTACCTTATCTTCGCTTTGATGTTCTGGTTTAATTGTTTTCTTTGGACCATCTGCTGCCATTGATCCAATAGCGCCTGTTTCTGTAAATCCTAGCGCTTGAACTGGTTCTGCAACTGGCTCTACAACAGGTTCTGGTGCTACTACAACAGGCTGTACAACTGGCTCTGCTGGTGTTTCAACAACTACTGGCTCTTGTGCATCCTCTGTTACGAATGGCTTATTGTATTCATTATTTTCCATGATATCCTCCTTATTTGTATTATATCACTAAAGTATTAAGGGGGACAGGAGAGTGAACTCCCGCCCCCCATTAAAGGTTACTGTTACAGATTATGCATCTGCAGCAGCGTCAGCGTATGCAATTGCATCCTCTTCTTCCCATTGAAGTCCGAAGCGAACGAATACTGTGTATTCAATTGTATCTTTCTTCGCTACGTACTCACGGTTTACAGTAATATCTCTTTGGAATCCCCATACACGGTTGGCAGGGAATGTCAAATCAATATAACCTTCTGGATAGTAAGGAACTTCCTGAACTTCGATTCCGAGAACACGAGTTGTACGTGCTCCGCCGAAGGTCTGTCCGATACCATCAAGATAGTTCTGACGGTTTGCTTGAGTGCTTCCTGGAACTTGTCCAGCAAACGCTTCAGCAACAGCATCAGCGAGTGTACCGTTATTCTTAACGATACCGCCGAATGCATCTGTACCTGCATAGAACTTAAGATTGTTCTTAAGTGCACGGTACTTACGTGGCATTGCATTGATGATGCCTTGCATGACGCTAGGTGTCCAAGCATTATCTGCTACGGTCACTACTGCCTCGTGTGCATCTCCGTTTGTCTTTACCTTATTGATAAAGCCTGGCATGATTGACAAGAATGCTCCTGTTGCACCATCACCATTGATAGCGAGATCTTCGATATCATTTGCGAATGCGTTGGTCATTAAGCGTACCAAGTGATCTTCTAGAGCATCACCCTCGACACCATCTTCCAAAGATTCTGAAGTTACTTCCCAATCAAGACGAATCTTCTTGGTAGTAAGTTCAACCTTAGAGAAGGTTGCGCCAGTGTTTGTGTAGTTACCAATTGCCTGTGCTGCTGCACGAATTACACGCTCACCTACGTTAATCTTCTCAAGTTCCATGGAGTTAGCCTTCATTGTTACACGACGGCCATCCTTTGCTAACACTGTAGCGTCCCAAACATAGTCGATAAAACGACGAGCCTGCTCGGGGCGCAAAATTCCAGAAGCCGCTGAACCACTAGGGTTAACAGCATTTGCTCCGCTAGTTGTTCCAAGCGTTGCTGTTGGAATGTTTCCAAGTGTATTTGCACCTGGATTTGTTACTCCACCAATTCCGCCTGATGCGAAAGCACCTTGGCCCTGATAAAGACCTGGTGTTGCTCCACCTAGATCTCCAGCAGCGCCTGGCTGGTTTTTGATTATTTCTTCTGACATATTGTCACCTCCTAGTGATTTGTTCATTTGAATAGATCGGCTGTTTTGAGGAAACTACCGCCCCATAGGGATTTTTCAACCGTTTCAGGTTGAGACTGGAAGATATCGCCGATATCCCCAGACTTTCGGAATGCGGTTTCTGCTTCCACAGCGTCTACTCGTTTTCCAAATTCATTAAATTCATTTGTAACTGTTGCAATATCTTTTGCAACGGCATCAAATGAATCCTTAACAGTATCAACATCAACCTTTGTAGACTTAAGAAGTTCTACTTCTGCCTGCAAAGCCTTTACTGTTGACACTAGATCGCTAAAGGCTGATTCTAAAGTATTTTGAGGAGAGGTAATTGCATCAGCAACTACTTCTTCTGATTTAGATACTTCTACAACTGCCTCGGTTACTGCTTGAATTGCTTCAGCATCTTCTGCCTTAGTAATTTCTTCTGCTACTGCTTCTGTGGTATTAACAACTTCAGTTGTCTCAACCTCTTCTGCCTTAGCAACTTGTTCAGTAACTTCTGCAACTGATGCATCTGCCTCTGGAGCGACCACAACATCTTCAATTACAACCGTCTTTTCAACTTGTGTCTTTGATTTTGTCATATGTTGTACCTCCTTGTTCATCTTAGAAGTATTAATGCCTTTAGCACTATCAACTAAGAATTTTATCATTGTTGTTTTTTCACTATCCGTTTTTTCAACGAATCCTATATTTTCCATTTCTTGACCGCTTACTGGACTAGTTTCTGATTCATTTTCAGATGATATTACAATCCCGTTTTCTTTGTCATAAAAAACATTTTCTAGAACAGTTGTATCACCCTTAATAACATCTACGCCGTCAACTTTTTCAACCGAAACAATATTTGCAAATTGATTTGCTGGCGAATCTACAAGGCTTAGTTCAATAAGATCATAGTCTTTAATAATTCTAATTTGTGAGTCTGATTTCTCATCATAACCGTCATCCCACTTGTTCATCTTGCCACCAATAGAAAATCCAGTTAGTGTACCGTCAAGAACCTTTTCCCATGTATCTTGTGCACCTTTAGATACATATGCAGATACAAAAACTCCGCTATAAAATTTCTTTGAGTCTGGATCAAAATATTTATCTTCTTTAAAGTTAATCATCTTGCCAACTGCTAGAGGCTGATGCATTTCACGAATGTTTCCTTTAAACTTTGTAAAAGCCCTCATAGATGCTTCTGCTGTAACTATATCCATTTGCTTATCTAGGTTGTCTAATGATGCAAATCCAGAAACAATGCGTCTTTCCTTATCTACCTTGCTAAAAGGCATTGATAGACGAAGATTTTCCCCATCTGAGTTCCAGTGGGCTTTGAATACATTACTCACCACTATATTATAACCTCCATTTTATACAAGTATCACATTCTGGACATATCGGACATTAAGGGGTTTTTCTGCCTTCGCCCTTTGGGTTTCTTCCAGAAACTGTTGATGGACTGTCAGAGTTGCTATTTGTTCTCTCTGAATCTCTGGTTCTTGTAGTTGTTGCTTCGGCTGCTGCCTCTGGCTTTAGATTTAATACGTCATCTCCACCATCTCTTTGTGGCATATCCAAAACAACTCTTGCTTCGTTGGGGGTCATAATCTGATTCTTTACATATCTCTCAAGAATTTGAGATTGTGCAATTTCATCAGTCAAGGTTAATTCATTAAATACAAACTCAAGAATGTCTGTCTTTTCACGAATAATTTTATTAATCATTTTTTCTAATTGTCTTTGTGCTGGTCTTGCTACCTGCTCTTTAAAGGTGCGATCCTGTGCAAGTGCTGCTGCGATAGATCCAGAATCGCCCCCACCTAATTTAGAAAGTGGAACTTGGTGTGCTACCAATATGTCATCACGGTTTTGTTTACGATACTCTTTAAATGAGCCGTCCTGTATTCCGTCTTCAATGGGCTCCATCTTAAATTCAACTTTGTTGTTTTCGCTATCACCTGGAAGTGGAATATATAGCGTTCTGTGTGATTGCCCTCTCAGATTTGTCTGCAAGAATCGGAACATCTTGTCTTCTGCATCTCCAGAAAGTTTTGCACCCTTTAGCGTTACAACATAACGGGGTACTGCCTTGTTTGCAAAATAGTCAATATTATATTGTGATGCAAGCGAGTCTCCATGTAGTGAGTTAATAGCCGACATAATATCTGGCACTCCGTAGAATGTATTGAGAGGTGAGTATTGCTTAAAGTGAATAATCTCGTTTGGTCTAGCGTCTGTTGTTAGTGGGTTTGGATTTTTTGCTCCAAAGTTACGGAAATAAACAATCTTGTTTCCAATAATCTGTACATATCCATCTTTAATTCTTCTTACTCTCATTGTTGTTGCTGGAATGTGACCAACATATCCAATATCTCCACGAGTAGTTCTTCCTATTTCTAAATAACCATTTCCAGTTGATTGTAGGTCTGTATAAACCTTTTCCATGGTAGCAGTAAATGAATCATCGTCATTAAGAGACTCTAGCCAATCACGAAGTTCTATCTTTGTTCTTTCAATTCTCTTTCTTGCTTTTTGTGTTGCACTATTATCCTCAGATGCTTCTAGTCTAAGTATTGTTCTTGGAGAAACCTTAAACTCATAGCCAAGACCTACAATGTTCTCTACCTTTGCATCAATTGCTGCGTGATTTGCAAAAGATGTATCATAATAGTTTGCCAACTCATATAAATTCCACGGTGGCGTAATAACATCAAACATTCCATAGCCGTTTACATACACTAGGCCTGGATTTATCTCTTTAGATTGTGCTCCATCAATACCGCCTTTTCCAGCCAATGCTGCAGTTGTATATTGTGGAGTTGGCTGTATTACTTTTGTAGAAAGTCGACTTGTTCTTCTTTTAAAGTTTGCATCTAGCCCATCTAGTGTTTTTAATGTATCCCAATTATTGTTAAATGGATCTGATTTTGAAAATGGGTCTTCCTTTTTTATAGCGTCATCAATCTTTGCGCCTATTGTATATTCTTCCATATTATTCCTCGTCTCCATATTTTGCAATTGTGTCCTTTGCTGCTTGAACAGCGCCCAAGTCATTTAAAGAAGGAATGAGTCCAGCCTTGAGTCTGTCAACTTGCTCGCTATATTCTTCTTCAGAAACCCTTGTTCCACCTGGAACAAATATTGCTTGCCCATCTCCTGGATCTCCATAATGCATTGCTGTATTTTTTAATTCTGCAATCTTAGAAATGTCTCCCTTTTGTGAAGGAATGTTTAAAACAGATCCGTGCCCATCTGTAAACCACTTTCCATTTGCCTTTTTATATACATACAGGCCCCAGTTATAGTTCTTTTCAATAACCTTACGTCTTACATTTTTTACAATTGGCTTACCAGTTTTTGGGTTAATTAATGAATCCATGACAATAAGTATACCATATTAAACTGGATCAACCGTAAATTTATTCCAAAATATGTCATTATATAAAGAATATGCATAGTTTCCTACGCTTATTGGAACATTGTCCCCTACGATTATCTTATTGGTCCCAGTATAACTCTTATAAACCTCTGAAGGGTTTACACCGTAATAACTTGTTTCTGCCAAAACCAAAACCCTATTCCAATTAAACGGACCAACGCTCCAGAACTCCCAGTCTAGCGTCTCTCCAGACAATACCTTTACCCTAAACCATGGTCGCTCTGATATATTTTGAACCTCTTGTAGGTTTGTGGCTTGATAATAAGATATGTTGTTAAACAATAATGGACCAGTTAATCTCATGGCCCCTTCAAAATATGAAAAATCAAGACTATCAGAAAAGTTAATACCCAAAAACCCCCACTCTTGAAGAGTTATAACTGGTTCTCTAACAATCTTACCGTTCCAATAAAAACCAATTTCGTTTTGAACTAAACCAGTTTTTGCATCTATTCCATAAATCTTTGCTCTTCGTCCACTAGAATCGTTTGCTACCATATAAAACTTTATATGCGAAGACTTGCCCTCTACCTCAAATATTTGTGTTGGCGCATATGGGAAATAGTCTCCATCAAACCTTATAGCCATTTGTGATGCAATAACCTTAAAATTATTTGCCCTGCTAGAGTTAATTGGAATAGCCAATCCACGATTTACAAGTGGATCATGCTGTCCTTTAATTTGTATACCGCTAGTTTTTGTAAGATATAGATATGGAGATGAACTAGTGTAAATTGCAAACGGATTGTTCTTTTTAAAATTATAGTAAATTCCAGTTTTAGTATATGGGTAAATCGGCGTTCCAAACCTAGTTCCAATTGGACTAGCATCCGATTCATTTAATGCTTGAGACGCATAAGAAAGTTTTTTAATATTAACATTGTTTGTTTGAGAATTTTTAACATTAATGTCTATGTGGGTGACGATAGATAAATCATTAAAATCAACACCCGCTGGTGGATAAATAATCATATTGTCTACAACTTCATATTTTGTTGTCATCCAGTCTGATTTGGGAATTAGTATTCCGTTTCTAGAAGGCCTTTCTGTTTTTGTAAAATAAAATGGGGTTTGGTTTGCACCTAGTTCTGTATACTGAAATGTTATGTATGTTTTTACAATTGACCCATCTGTATCATACCTATAATCTTTTGCTATTTTATTTTTTAAATCTTCGTAATCGTTATATCCAGTAAACAAATAATTGTCAAGTGATTCATATGTTCTTTGAACTGGAAATGCATACTCATTTGCTAACTCGGCATATGTCCATTCTACTGGGTCAGTTTCTAGCGCTATAGTCTTTGATGATATTGGATAGTCAATGTTAAATTGAATAAAGTCAAGATCAAAATACTTATCTCCTCTTTTATCCAAAACAGATTCTGCAAAATATGTTAATGGTATTTGGTCTTCCCAATAGGCATTTGCTGATACTGTAAGTTTATATGTATCAAAAATTTGATCTGGAACAAGAGTGTAACTAGCAATGTGATCTAAAAGAAAGTCCTCATCTGGAACAATTACGCCTCCGCCACTAATTGCACCAGGGGCTGTGCCAGTTATAGATCCATAAGGAGGTAAAGATGTTGTATCTATTCCTCCATCTATATTTATTAGTTGATTGTTTTGATAAACAGCAAATAAATCTTCATTCCAAACTGGAACCCCAAGTTCATTAAATAGTGATCTAATTTTTTGAAAATTATATTTAGTACAAAAACCTATTTTGTATATTTTACCAGTAAAGGTTTCTGTATTATTTTTTTTGCCACCCACATACATTCGCAAATCTGACAAAGACCCAAAGAACTCTGAAACTGGATTCCCAAATCTTGAAACAAAGGCTGGAATATTAACTCCAATATCAACTGTTTCTCCTGGCTCTGCTATTAAAGGTGAGTATAGTGTTGTATAAAAATCTAAAATTCCATTTCCTGGTATGTTTAATCCATAAGAATATTTATCTGCATACGCTTCATTGTCATTTTGATCAAGAGTTATCCATGGGGTTTCTATAGAAAAAGAGTTTTGATTTATTATTTTAAAAACGCTAACATGAGCATCTGATTTATTAAACTCTGTTTTTTTAAATTGGGTTATTAAAACTTTTGAGTTTTCGGAAAGTTGATGCGGAACATTTGTGGTGTACGTTGTATTTACAATTCCAGTAGTTGAATTCATAAATGCTTTTGCTTCATTAATTTTTATACTGTCTATACCATTTTTATAAAATATGTTAAAGTTTTCTAGTTCTATAGAAAAATAAGAGTTGCTGTTTTCTTTTTCAATTCTAAACAATGTTTGTTTTGTAGAAGAAGACTGTGGTAATCTAAAACATCCATAAAAAGCAGAAACTGGTTGTTTTAAAAAGTCAAAATTTTCAAAAAACAGATATCCAAATACGTTGTTCCAAGAGGAGTTAGGTCTAAAAGAAAAAAAGTTAATTGGATCAGATGATTGAACTGATTTACAATCGGACAACAACTCTTCTTTTGTTTTTGAAGACAAGAATATTTTTGGAGGTGGTGCAGACGCAATAGATAAAGATTTATTAACTACAGAAATATTATCACTAAACGCCTGTTGCCAAGAACCAATTTTTGGATATGAGTAGTTGGCTGTATAGTCTGCAAAAGCATAGTCAATAAATACAGAAGTTCCGCTATATGATGTATTTATATTTTCTGGTATTTCAACTCCTTGTCCAAAAACAAATCTTCTTTTTGCCATCGCAGTTGCTACAACATACGGATAGATACCTACGCAATCAATTTCTATTGGATAAACATCTTCATGTGCATAAAAACCTATCCAGTCCTGATTTTTATTATTTTCATTTAGCATGTTTGGAACAACCAAAGATTCTCTATTATAATCTAACGATATAACTTCTTGACCATTGATCAACAGAGATATGGTGTTTTTCCCAATTCTTAAATGAATCAACATTGGTCTAGTCCATTCCCCAACATAATAAGTTTTATACTCAGACCCAATCTTTAAACCTATTGAAGGCCCGTCAACATATATTCCATCGTTTGAGTTAATTGGACCAATAATTCTTTTAACATCATTTGTATAGGAGTTTATTCTAAGCCAAGTTTCAAGTGTGTACTCTCTAAACTTACCAGACTCATTTAAAAATCCAACACCAGGAACTATTAAGGATGGGCTTGATCCATTTGGGTAAAGAGATGTAAGACTTGATGCTCCGTATACCATTGGAATACTTAAATTTTTTGCTTTGATCATGTTGTCAGAAATTAAATAATATGCATCAAGATCTTGTAGTCCATAGCATTTCGCAACAACCCCCTTTTGGGGTGCAATTGATATATCTGATGCAATGTTTATTGGGGTAACTCCTAAAGATGTTGAGGCAAATTCTTCTGACCACTGACCTAGACTTAATCCATTAATAAGAAAAACATCTTCTTCATCTGAACCACCAACAAAATTAATCTTAAAAACTAATCTAAAACCTACATCTTCTTGTGGTGGATCAAATGTCTCTGACACAAAGACCCAACTCTTATTCATTATTGTGTCATAGTTTTTTAGATTTGTTATTATTTGACCACTAGTTGTGTCTTCATATCGATAGCCAATTTCAAATCCTGACACATATGCGCTTTGCGAATAAAAAAACGCACCAATAGAAAATGTTTTTAGGTATTGATTTAAGTCTTGGAAATTCATTATTTCATTACTTACTGCAATAATTGATGCAGACTGACTGCTAGTTGGGGTTGCTGTTATTTTACCAACATAACTATTTGTAAATGGTTCACCTATTGATTGAGGATAGTCTTCATAAGTACCGCCAGTTATTGTCCAATTAGAAAGATTTCTATGGCTTTCTGAAATTAAAGAAACATAGTCTGCTTTATCATCTAAAGCCCATAGTGCCGTTGGGTGTTCTGAGAACACCTTTTCTGCGTATAGGTTTGACGGAGTAGACATTATGAGTCTATTTTACCACAGAAGACTACTTGTTTATTTTAATTTCACAGTAGTCTGTGGTGCAATATGACTCTCCCTGAGCCTCAAGATTATCTACACCGTCATAAATAGCACTAAAATCAATATGCTTTAATTTACCAATATATGACTCATACTCTTCTTCTGTAATTTGAGTATATGGCTGCTGTGGATAAACAGTATTCCCCATTGGAAGGAATGAGACTGCTTTTAATTGTCCCTCGTGCATGTGCAGTGCTGGAACAACATGCTTTGACTCTGTTTCCTTATCAAATGAAAGAGTTACAGAAACTCCGTTATCTGACCAATATTTTTGAGCAGTTGCAGCAAGAGCAATCTTCTCAAACAGCGTAACATCCTTTTCAGATCTTCTATGTCCTGACTTAATTGGAAAGTACACAACTGATGTATTTGCTGATACTACATCGTCTTCAATTGTGTACCCTGCTGCTTTGAACAAATGCATCATTGGATCTGTGTTTCCAAATCGAACTGCACGAAGGAAAAAGTTTCCTCCAGGTCCCCAGTGAACTCCAGGAGTTGCACCAGAAAGAATTGATACTGACCCTGATGGCTTAACTGTTGTTACACGAATTGATTCACGAACACATAACCACTCTGAATAAGAATGATCATATTTACGAATTGTGGTATATCCCTCATCCATCCATTCACGAACTGATGGTAAACCATTTTGATCTGCAAATGAAGCAATACCAGTTAGGGATGTGCCAATGCGACGATTGCGTTGCATGATACCGTTTGTTTGTGGCCAGTGTGTTGGAACAAGTGTTACAGTCTTTCCATAAAGATATGCGAACTTCAGGGTACGCAGGAAGTCCTCCTTGGATTCATGACGATTTAAGTGCACTTCTACAAGTGTACATAGTTCGTATGATTCCAATGGCTGCTCCGCACATGGGTTGAATCCCATCACACGATAATCCTTACCGTCTGGCGCATCCTTTAGTCGTCCATAATTACGAGCAACATCAAGCCAGATAAAACCTGGTTCTCCGTTTTCTGTAATTAAATCTACATAGTCTTCGTACCTTGTTCCTACTTCTGCTGAAATAGAATTATTAGACATCCAAGCCCAGCCTGGATTTTCTGGATCAAATGAGTTTCTTTCTGGAAATGACTCAGAGTTCTTCAAATTCATAAACACATCATCTCCAGCACTACCCAAAGCAAGGGTTGCTGACCTTCTAACATTTCCTGAAACTACACAAGTTCCAATCAAATTGACTAGGTCTACAATGGCACGAGAGTCTAGTGTTTCTCCAGCCCTGGAGGGGATCACACGGTCTATCTGGCTGTGCAACCTGATAAGAGGTGCAGGACCTGATGCAACGCCTCCAAAGCCCTTTATAGGGGCTCCTAGGGGCCTAATTAGATCATAGTTAAACTTCTGTATATTTTGATTTGGCCTGAGATATGAATTTATCAAAACTCTCACCGACTCAACCCATCCTTCACGAGTGTCTGGAATTTCATAAATCTGTTCTGGCTCTGTAGGGCTATAAATTGAGAACCCCTTGTCTTGTCCAATAGTATCAAAACCAACACCAATACCAAGCATTAGGGCATCCATTACCCATGCAAACAATGCACCTGGATCATTTTTGTCAAGGTCCTTTGTTGATACCATTGCACAGTTTTGAAGTGCTGCAGAGTTCTTTTTCTCCATAGTCATAGGAGTTCCGAATGCCCACATACCACGACCTGGCGGGGTCCACTTCAAATTAAACATTCTATCAAATGCTTCTTGTGCTGACTTCTGAGCCTTATAGTCATTCCATGGAAGACGATTTTCTTTAGCATGATTTTTTTGAACCGAATACATGCCCTCGATTACACGACGACAAACCTCATGCCAGCGTTCTTTAGTTCCATCTTCCTTCATTCGAGAATAAGTACGAATAAAGGTAATTTCTCCAAGTGAATTTTCTGCTGCATCTTTAAATCCAAATGGACTCTCTACACCTTTATACTTTTCTATAAAATCTTCTGGAAGTTTAAAACTAAAAAAATCTGACATAATATTTGATCGTCCTTTCAAAACGGAATAAGTGTTAATTATAGCAGAGTTTTGCAAAAAGTAAAACTCTCCTCTAAACAACAGGTTGAGAGTTAAAAACTATTTACCACTAAGTATATGATTTATCTCTATATGATTTATGTTAACATGTTTAGGTAGACTTGCTACCCATCTTATAGACTCAGCCATATCTTCAGCAGTTATGGCAATGTCTCTTTTTTCTTCTTGTGTATCAATTGTTCCTGGGCAAATTTCAGTAACTTTAATTCCATACTCTGGAAACTCCAGCCTCATTGTATCAACAAGTGCCATCATTCCTCTTTTAGCATTTGTATAGTTTCCTCCTGACCTATAAGCAAACTTTCCTCCAAGAGAACTAATGAATATAATGGTGGCAGACTCTGATTTTTTCATACAGGGAACAAACAATTGAGACAAATACATTGGCCCAGATACATTTATATCATACGCTCTTCTAAAATTATCCATTGTCTCATTTATAATGCTAGTTGGGCCAGAGCCTCCTCCTGCATTGTTCACTAGAAGATCTAGGGTTATATCTTTGTATTTATCATAAAACTTCTTTATTTCGTTAGCACTTGTAATGTCCATCTGATAAACTTCTACGCTATCTCCAACAAGTCCTGAAACTTTTGACAAGTCTCTTGATACAGCAATAACCTTATATCCACTTTCAGATAAAAGTTTTACAGTTGCATAACCAACACCTTTGCTTGCTCCTGTAACAATTGCTGTTTTCACTACATAGACCTATGAAATTCCATATTGTTGTGAATCCAGTGAGATGGAACCATATACTTAAACTTACTTTTTACCAAATGTGCTGTGTGATAGTATGGAGCAGAAGATGGAAAAATAATAATGCTTCCTGCTTTTGGCTTAATTCCAAAATCAATTATTTTTTTGTTTCGTTCATCTTCATAGTCTTCAATAGGTCTTATTGCATCATTGTTTTCATAATCATTTAAACTAAAAGATATTTCTCCGCCCTCAAAGTCATCATTTAGATACATAACTAAAGAATATCTTAATGTTTTATCACCGTCAAGTTGATCAAAATGAGAACCCATATAGGTTCCAGTATAATATTTTTTTATGTTAAAGACTGGAAAAAGATTTGGCTCTTCATAGTCACCAATAGATTCTGCATAGTCTTTGGACACAGAATAGAACGAGTCCATAATATTGTTATAAACAAAAAGCATTTTTTCTTTATACAAACCGTCAAGGTTATTAATAAGTTTTAAATCAAATGAGACTGTGTCTCCGTATATACATTCTTTGTCATTTGACGCTGTCCAAGTATCCCACATTTTTTTGCCGTCATTTTTGTATACATCTTCTAATTCAGACAAAGAACTTATCACTTCATCTAAATTTTTTACAGCATCGTCATAATAATATACCTTGTCGTGAAGTATGGTTTTAATCATTAGTGAATCCAATGCTGTGGAACCATTATTTTTTCGCCACTTTTAACTAGGTGGGCGGTGTGATGATATGGTGGAGATGGTGGAAATACAATAACGCTCCCTGCTTTTGGCTTAATAGCAAAGGTAAAATTTTTATTTTTTTCCGCTTCTAGAAAGTCTGGCTCAGGGCTTGAATTTTTTAGAACTCCATCTGGAGAAGCAATAGTAAAAGATATTTCTCCTCCCTCATAATTGTCATTTAAGTACATAACAAAAGAGACTTTTAGTCTTTCATCTCCTTCTTGCTGATCAAAATGTGCACCCATAAATGTTCCTGGCTGATACTTCTTAATAGGGTACTGAGGAAATAGTTTAGGCTCATCTGTAATTCCTTGTGCCTTAGCGTAATCTTTTGCAACATCATCAAATGCTTTTCTTAATGTTTCATAAATATACTTATTTTTTTCATCAGCATCTGGAGTCAGTGCAATAGTTTTATCTGTTCCATAGACATAGTGTTGACCGCTACAGGCCATCCATTCGCCCCAGGGATCCTTGTTGTCATTCTCAATTGCGTCAACAAGTTTCTTTGGGTCTTCAATTACATTTGTGTAATAGTAAACCTTTTCTTCAAGTATTTCTTTGTCCATTTTGTGTCTCCTCAGTATTTATTCTTCTCATAAAAACCTGTTACCTTCATAAATCCCACAGTAACATACCTTATGGGTCCTTCTCCTACAAACCTTACTCCATGCTCATACTCTTCATTGCCTGGAAAAATAAGCAATGTCCTTGGCTTTGGTCTCAAGTCTGAGTTTTCCTTATTTTTAAAAAATAAAGTCCCGTCCTTGTAGTCGTCATTGATATATAGTATAGCAGCATATCTAATAGATGGATCTGTATGCTGATCTGTATGAGACTTAAGTTCAACACCCGCCTGCATCCTTTGGAGCGTTCCAAACCCAGCAAGTTCTAAAGATGGATCTGCCTTTTCTAATAGTCTTCCAAGCCTACCTTGTAAGGTTATGCTTATCTCTTCTGTTGTAATGTTTAGGTTTTTATCTGCCCAATTTTGAGTGATTTCAAATTTTCCTTCTGCTACAAGATTTTCTACATCGTCCCTTCCAAATTTTTCCATGCAAAATCTAGCAAGATTTTTTGTATATTCTATTGACCAGTCTTCTTCTGGCGTTCTATTAATTATGTTTAGGATGGTCTGCAACTCTTCTTCGGTCATAAAGTCTTCTATAGACAAAATATGATCATGAAAAACTTCAGTATTGTATCCAGCGTTGTCGAATTCCTTTTTTAAAAAAACCTCCATCTACAACTCCTCTACCTTGTACCTATTTCCGTTAGCATCAAGTTTCCACCCTTGCTTTAATAGTTCTTGCCACTCTGCTCTCTCTATTTCCTGCTTGGCTCTTGTCTCTTTCATTTCTGCTGCCCAAGCATCTCTTAGTTCTTGTGGGTATGCGTCTTCTTCACGATCATCCCAGAATGAACCTATGGTATACCTAACTCCTTTAGTTATAAGAGTTACTTCATGCATATTATTAAATCCCCCGTCAAATGCAGCAAGCATTCCAACTTTAGGTTGAATATTTATTTCTTGATCTGGGAACTGTAAAAGCCCTCCCTCAAAATTATCATTTAAATATAAGAATGCTGCATATCGACTTCTAGTAAAAGCACCAGAATGTCCATGCTCATCTGTATTGTCAGAATGTTTTCTTGCATAAGCACCTGGCTCCCATTTCTGAGTATGATATCCAATTTGAGAAATTATCTTAGGATCGAGGTCATGAACGCTTGCAACAGCATCAATGATTCCTTGTTTTATTTGTGAAAATACATCGCTTGGCAATCCTTCATTTTCTACATGCTCATCATTATCTTGTGGCAGAACTGAAGAATAAGACTCATAGAAAGATATGGGCATCCAGTTAATCAACCCAAGTTCTGCATGCTTATCTAAAACCTTTACAAGTTTTGCAGCAGTTTCTGCATCAATAAAGTTTTCATAAATAACTATATCTTTAGTTATTCTTTTTTTGTTTTCTAGATTCATTTTATCCTTCTTTCTTTTTCAGTATTCCATTTATTTGGATTTGCAATTCTAAATGCCTCTAAAATTCCTGGCTGCATTTCTTGCCATTTTTCCTTGCCATATTTTTCTTCATTTTCAAACCAATCAGGACTTCCCAAAGAATATTTCATCCAATACATTCTTGCCAAGTATTTTGATTTTTTATATGAGGGCATAACTCCATGAAGATATATAGAATTTTCAGACATCAAGAGTTCTGGATGACCAGAAGGGAAAACAACCATATCTCCAGCCTCTGGCTTATACATATAGGCTTCTCCATTTGCTATGAAATCAATCTCTCCACCTTCATAGTCATCATTAAAATATGTTAAGGCAGTAATTGCAAATTTATATCCTGGACTTGTAATTGGCTCTCGTATATAGTCTGTATGGTATGTCATTGCTACCACATCCTCAACGTTTTCATGATATCTTGCTATTGATGGACCGCTAATCGTCCACTCTTTTACATCATAATTTTTTTTATCTTTAATATTTGGAACAATTTTATTTTTATCAAAATCAACATTGTTTTTTAAGACATAGTCTTCTGTTGCTTTATGAAAATTAACAAATATTTCTAAAAGAATATCCTTATGCACTTTTTCTTTTTCTGTTTTTGTTTCTATTTTTTTTATTTCTTTAACTGGTAACATATCGCCAAAATTTTTAAAAGTTGGGGAAAGATATTCTCCAAAATGTGACCACTTAGACCAGGGGGCAAGAAGTCCATCTGTTCCATCTGACTCTTTTAATGTTTGATATATATAGTCAATGTCTTTATACAAACCTTTATATACAACAATTTTTGGATATATCTCTACAGCATTCATTGACCATTCCTAATTCCATTGTCTGGGTCCCAGGCTCTTATTGACTCATCGTTAGGAAAAATTCTATGATATTTTTTATTAAAGTCTGGCTTTTCTTCTCCAGTGTGCCCTAGAATTTCCCAAAAGAATGGGCAGGTATATCTAGTACCATTTTTAATTTTTGTTACTCCATGAACATAATTCATATCCCCTGGGAAAAAATATGCCGAACCTCTTTTTGGTTTAAACTGTATTCCCTGATTAGGAAAATACAACTCTCCACCTTCATAGTCATCATTTATATAGAATAAACTTGCAATATCATAGTTTGGAAAATCATTAGGAGTTCCTGCATCTGGGCCAGAGTGCAACTCTTTGTCTGCATGGGGCAACTGATATTGGCCAGGATTCCACTTTACAATAGTTTGCCCAGTAGGTTGAACACTAACATTAAAAAATTTTTCAATAACTGGCTGAAGTTTATTAAACAAGCCAACAATTACTGGAACAATATTTGGATCATTTTGGTTAAGAGATGGCGCACTTGCTACTCTATCTTTCCAGTAGTCTGCATCATAAATGACAGTGCCATTTTCATTTTTATGACTTTGGGTAACATCCCAGATAGTTATGCTTCGTGCTGCATTGTCTAAAAAGTCAACCTCTGCTTGAGTCATAAAGTTTTCTAACTCAATAATATTTTCTGATCCGCTTCCAAAAAAGCCAGAAGGTGTGCTTGATGGCTTTCTCACTACGGTTATGGCTTCTTGTGAATTCATATTTAAATTATATCACAGGCTTTATATCCTATAATTTACATACCTTTCTCAGTATTGTCTTCTACATAAAGTTTTAAAGTTTTTACTTCATGGGAGCCAAGGCTTTCTCCCTTTTCATTTATAGCATCTCTGTACCAGTCTGTCCATTGTCCAGAACTATTAACCTCTTGTGCTGCTTGTCCATACTTAATGTTTGCTTGTTCTCTTACTCTACCCTCATCTTCATAATTAACAATTTGAATTTTAGTGTTATTTAAATTTGTTAAAGATATTGGAATAATTGTTGCTATTGGAGTTCCTGCTTTTATGGTAATTGTTTCATTTGCTTTTTTTGCTTTGATTGCCAATGGTAAGGGATTTTCATAAAAAGATGTACTTATTAGATTGGACATTGTTTCAAAATTTTCATTAAAATAGTTAACAGGATTAATCGTCCATATGCTAACATCTTTGTCTGTTTTAAAAACTAAGCCTGTATTAAAACTTATAGATGACTGCCCCCTACCTGAATAAGAGCCATCTGGGCCAGATATTATATTTATGTGCTGATCGGTTTGATCATTTACGCCATCCCAAATAAATTGAATATCTTCTTCACAAAACATATTCCACCCAACAACATTTGCCTGAGTTACGGGGAAACATCTATATGCATGGTTTTCTGATGTTGCATCCATCCAATCTCTTTTAATTGACATTGGACTAATGTTAAATTTAATACCACGCATTTTTTCTATAGATATATTGAACACTATTCATCTGCCCACTTAGGGTCATACATTTCTGGAGTATGAAATTTTTTGCTATAGTCTAGCATGGTTACAATTGAATACTTTGTTCCAGAATGAACTGGCATTGCTTGATGAGGATACATAAAGTTGGATGGGAATATGTAAAGATCTCCAGCCTTTGGTTTAATATTTAAATTTTGTAGTCTAAAGAACAACTCCCCACCTTCATAATCATCATTAACATAAGCAACTAAAGATACTGTACAATTGTAAGAAAAGCCATGATCGTGATGCTCCATAAAGTGTTGACCTGGACCGTACTTAATAAAATTAAATGCTTCCCAGTATTTAAGTGGCATAATGTTATACATTTTCCTGTAGTCTTCTACTGCTGCATATTGTGGATCATATACATCTTGCCAAAGTTCTTGAAGTTTTATTGAATCTTCACTTTTGTCTTGCTCAATGTCAGTTTTCTTAAATTTAAAATCTACACAGTCTCTATACTCAGGCATAAGTTGCTGATATCCAACATATGCTGGCATCCAGTGATATCTTTTGCCTTCAGGAGATAACTCTCCATATTCAGCGACTGATCCTAGGCTGCTTTCAAGTCGATTTATTACGTCAAACTCTTTTTTAATTACTCCTCTATAACAGATAATTCCGTTACCAAGATCTTCTTTTTCTGTCCATGATTGCATTTGTATATCTCCTATTTATACTCTCTGCGTGACCAAACTTTTTTAATATAAACTCCACCGTCAGGCTGACGATAGAACTTTGCGTTATCTACCATTTTACCATATATAGAAGACTGATCTAAAATCTCTATACTGTGGTCCCAGTTTTCTCTTTTAAAAGGAAGGATTTGTAAATATGGTGTCCCTGCTGGGATTGTTCCTTCCCATCCCTCCGCAATAAAAAATGGAAAACTGCCAAGAAGATGAACTTTGTCTGAATCAACAATGCCAGTGGTGTTTAAAAATGGAAGGTCAAACCTATTCATTGGGGTCATAAACAATGCACTATATCCCTCTGGCAACTCTAAGCCCCATGGAGAACTCCAAGCAAAATGATGCTGATAGTATCCTTTAGGATGTTCAAATTGTGGCATTGGTGATCTTTGAGTACAAAAATCTTTATACTTAGGATCATTTATTGTGACATTAATTACCCCTTGAGAATTTTTAGCAAAAATTAAATCGCAAGGAGTTTTAAATACATACCCTGTTGCAAATGCATCCATAATTGCAGGACATGCTTTCCATGTTGGAATTTTCCCATAGTCGTCAGTTGTGCCTTCTTTAGGGAAAGGACAAACCTCTTTTGGTGCTTTCCAATATTCTCCATTTGGCATTTTTGCAAATCTGTCTGCATCTTTGTACCAATCTGGGATTTCTTTTTGTGTAGGAACAGGAACAGAAATATCTTCTTTATTTATCCAAGGCCTGAAGGATGTAAACTTTGCAATTAGAGACACTACTTGTGTCCTAGTTCATTAATATCTGTCATTACAACAACACAATATTTACTTCCTTTTTTCATTGGCAAAGACGCATGCTCATAAATATAGTTTGATGGGCAAAGGATAATATCTCCTATTTTTGGAGTATGTGTATAGTTATCCATTCTTGGAAACTTGATTTCTCCACCCTCATAGTCTTCATTTATATAAATAACAGCAGACACTGTACAGTTGTACATTGGGCCATGATCAGCATGAATATTGAAATGTGTTCCTTCTCCTTCATACTTTACAAAATTAAATGCTTCATAGTATATTACATTAATTCCCCAATACCGTGCATAATCATCAACGCAAAACTTTAACTTTTGATATATCTCTTCATGCAAGTCAATTAATTCAGCATTGTGTTCATCTCTTGGACCTAAATTTTCTTGTTTAAATCTAAAGTCTACAGCATCTCTAGCCTTTTTAATTGGCACATCTGAGTTAGTTACTTTTGCTTCTGACCATTTATATTTGCCATTACTACCCAAGTTAGATTCAAGAATTTTAATATATCTTTCAGAATCTTCTTTTGAAAATACATTTCTATAAAGATTAATTCCTAATGCGGGGTTTTCAACTAAAATATTATTTCCAATAGTTTTTGATGGATATCTATTTAGAGACGTCTCTGATCTATCTTTAGTAAACCAAGGCGTTTCATTTTCATCATAGATTGTCATATTATTCCTTTGTTTTGGTTATGACTATAGTATATCACAAAAAAAATACTATTAATATTTTATTAGATTAATGTTATTTCTCTAGTTGTTTCATTATATGAAACTGTTGCTCCTCTAATTGCAAAAGGGCACTTTACAAGAAAAACTTCACCAGAAAATGCTGCATCATACAAAGATGCTCTTGCTGAGTCAGACTCAGCGCTTAGTCTAAGAATTATTTTATTATCGCACAAAAATGCATATTGTTTATACGCATCTTTTTCTTCTTGCGATAGTTCAGAAAATCCTGAATTTGCAGTTCCATCAAAAGATGTTCCGTTCCAAGTAGCACCCTTGGTTGCTGTTGATTTGTAGTCAGATATGTTCATACCGATGAAATGAAGACCTTTATCCCACTCAGAGTCAAGAGATGCCCTTACTGCTTCGTCAGTTTGAATTACCGAAAGTACCTCGTAAGTATCTGCAGTATCTTTAACAATTATTGCATACATATTTTGTGTCTCCTTTTATCATAGTATATCATGTCTGTTAGCACCCACAATGACCGCAGCAAGCGGGACATGCTTGCCAACAATAATTTCTAGTACATCCACTGCAACTACTTTGGGGG